CTCGCAAAGCAGAAGCCGAGCAAGCAGCTACCGACCAGCGTGCCGTGCAGATTGCCGAAAGCCTAATGTCCGAGGAGGAGCAGATTCGTATGTCATACGAAAGGCGCTCACAAATCATTCTTGACAGCACACTGCTAACTGGCCAACAAGTAAATGAAGCGATGGCAGCTCTGGAATTGGAGCGCCAGGACAAGTTGAGGGCTATTAAAGACAAGTCAGCCGAAGAAGATAGGGCACGCTCTGCACAGACTACTAGCCAGTTACTGGCCTTTGAAGATATCTTACTGCAGGGCAAAAGCGAAAAGCAAAAGACCGCCTACAGGCTGGCCGTAAACCTTGCTAGTGCTGAGAAACGACAGAACGCGGCTAAGATTGTCTCCGACAGCTATGCGGCTGCTATGGGTGCTTACAAGGCCTTAGCGGGTATTCCTATTATCGGTCCTGCGCTGGGCGCTGGTGCTGCTGCGCTTATTCTGGGTGCTGGTGTTAGCTACGCTGCCAAATCGCTCACAGGACGCGCTCTTGGCGGTCAGGTGCGTGGTGGCGAGTCCTACGTGGTTGGCGAGCGTGGCCCAGAGGTATTAACAATGGGTGGCAGTGGCCGGATTACGACAAATGAAAAGATACGCAATAGCAGCAGTGGTGATTCTGGTGGCGTAAAGCAGGCTAATATCACATTTCAAATTAGCACTGTAGACGCGCAAGGGTTTGACGACTTGCTGGATTCACGGCGTGGTCAAATCGTCAACATGATAAATACCGCCTTATTCGACCAAGGCCGGAGGGCAATTGCATAATGGCTGGCACATACCCAACAACGCCTGAATTTCAGGCTATCAACCTAAAAAGCACGCACAACAACGTAAAAAGCACAACTGTTAGCGGTCGCGTGCAGGTTCGCTCTATCGGTGGGCAGAAGTGGGCTTTTAGCGCAAAGTACAACCCAATGACCCGTGCTGAATTCCAGCCGGTGTTTGCGTTTGTTACTTCTCAGCAAGGTATGCTAGGAACGTTTGGCATTGTGCCGCCTGTAATAGGCTCTACAAGCGGCTCTGCAAGCGGTACGTCATTAGTCAATGGGGCAACCAGTGCAGGCGCTACTAGCGTGCCTGTAGACGGTTTTACGGGTGACATAAAGGCTGGCGACTTTGTTAAGTTTGGGCACGGCAAGGTTTATATGCTTACGGCTGACCGCAACGGGGCTGGCGATATTAGTATTGAGCCAGCTTTAATTACCGCTGTTTCTGATAATGAAACCATGACCTACAACAACGTATCGTTTACCATGCGGATGAACAACGATGTACAGTCTTACTCTTTGAGCCAGTTTGAGTATTACACCTACGAGGTGGATATGGAAGAAGTGCTGTGACTCGTTCAATAAATGCTTCAACCATCACTGCGCTACAGTCTGACGCAATACGGCTGTGCCACCTGGTGCAAATTGATTTTGCAACAACACAGCGCATAACTGATAATTTCCATGCGGTAGTTAGCGGCGGCAATACATTTTTGCCGGTCGGCCATTTGTTAAGCATTGGCCAACCACAAGAGACGCAAGACCTGCGGGTGGGTAGTGTGCAAATCAGGCTCTCAGGCGTAGAGCAAAGCTATGTATCCATATTCTTAAACCAAGAGTACATTAACCGGCGGGTTAGGCTTTGGAAGGCTGTATTAGACACGGCTGGCGAGGTTATTGGCGATGCTATTATTACCTTTGACGGGCAAATAACAGGCTATTCAATCCAAGACTCTGAAGATTCATCCGTGATTACGCTTAACTGCGCCTCGCATTGGGCAGACTTTGAGCGTAAAGCTGGAAGGTTGACCAACACAAACTCGCAGCAATACTTTTTCCCAGCCGATACGGGGTTTAGGTACGCTGCCAACAGCATCAAAGATATAAAATGGGGCAAAGTGTAAACAGTCGTCACCTGGACTACATGCGGCGCTCTGGTGACGATAGCATAGAGCCTGAAAACTACACCGAAAACGAGCATGGCTTCGGCTCTTACACAATTGCAGGCAATGAGCTAACAATCGTACAATGCTATGGTGACGGCGCTTGGTGGGACGCGGAATTTACTAGGCTTGCCAAGGCCAACAATTGCACCCATATTGTGTTTGCTACACAACGAAACCCTAAAACCTTCGCACGTAAGTTTGGATACAAGACTATGGCTACTGTTATGACTAAAGAGGTGACCTAATGAGCTTTATCGTTAGGTCACCTCTTGGAAGATTTGTTAAGAAATCGTTTAAGATTGTATCTAGCGTCATTGGCGACGTTATTTCATGGCTTATACCGCAACCAGACCAGCCAGACTTGGGGCAAGAGGCCCGAGGTGCACTGGTAAACAAACAGTCAAACATTGAACAAATACCTGTTATTTACGGTGAGCGCAGGGTAGGCGGTACTATCGTATTTGTTGAAACAAGCGGCTCTAGCAACAACTATTTGTACATCTGTTTAGTTTTAGCAGAAGGCGAAGTGCAGGCGGTTGGCGACGTCTACATAAATGACGAGCTGTTAACAAGTGGGAGCAAACACTTTGCTTACGTCTTAATTGACAAAAAAACAGGTGCAGATTCACAAACAGCCAGCAGCGTTTTACTTGCCGCGCCAAGTTGGGAAAGCACTGACAAGCTAAGTGGGATTGCTTACCTTGGAGTGCGTTTAACTTACAACGCAGACGTGTTTAGTGGCATCCCAACAATCACGGCTGACGTGCAAGGCCGTAAAGTTTATGACCCGCGCACAACGTCTACTAGCTATTCAAGCAACCCTGCTTTGTGCCTGCGAGATTACCTTACGAACACAAGGTATGGAAAAGGTTTGCTAGAAACCGTTATTGATGACGTTTCTTTTGGCGCTGCCGCAACAGATTGCGACGTTAACGTTGAATCATACGATGGCGGTGACGATGTAAAAGCGTTTTCTTGCAATGCGGTAATACTTACAAACAAAAACATATTCGATAACGTAAAGGTTTTACTGTCTGGTATGCAAGGCATCATGCCTTACCAAAACGGCCAGTATCGCTTGTTTATTGAAAAAGACAAGGCCAGCACTTTTGACTTTACGATAGACAACATAATCGGCGGTATTGGTTTTACAGGCTCTAGCAAGTCATCAAAATACAATCGAGTAACTGCAAAGTTTGTTAACCCTGAAGCGAATTGGCAATCTGACGCTGTAATTTGGCCGGAAGTTGACTCAACAGAATACACGGCTTACCTATCCGCTGACAACAACATAGAGTTGTCTACAGAGCTAAACCTTACAACAGTTACAAACTACTACCAAGCGCGCAACATTGCAAAAACCGCGTGTCTAGCATCAAGGCTTGCAGGCATGACTGTAGAGCTTGAATCAACATCTGAAGCGCTTGTTTGCGTTGTTGGCGATATTGTTACGGTTACGCACCCAACCCCAGGGTGGGATGAAAAAGAGTTTCGCGTAACTCGTTTATCACTAAATTACAACGGGACAGTTACGGCTTCTTTGAGTGAGCATATCGCAGCAGTTTACCCTTGGGTAAACGACAAACAGCAGCCGGTAAGCGCTCAATCTACCCTGCCAGATGCGTTTGAGGTATCGCCACCAGAAAGTTTAACCCTTGGGCCAACAAGCGTTGTGGCTGCTGACGGAACAACACAGGCGGGCGTTTTAGTGACTTGGGGTGCTTCGAGTAACGTTTTTGTCAGCCAGTACGAAGTGCAATATATTCGCGGGGCTGCTAATTTTGATTGGGGCTTAATTGATGATGCAAGCACAGCATCTGCTGATTACGGCCTAATTACTGGCTCACCAGATAGCAGTGCTAATTATGGTTCTATTGCAGACGCAACAGCGGCGTCGGAAACAAACTATAACTCTGTTTTTGTGTCTGAGCCGTACTATGTTATCAACAGCGCTGTTGCTGGGGCTACATATTCAGTTCGAGTGAGGGCGGTAACTGCCATTGGTTCAAAAAGTGGGTTTGTATCTGCTAGCGCAATTACATACGGCGACCAAACAGCGCCAAACCCACCAGGCGTTGTTAACGCTTTTGGAAATTACAAGCAGATTGCAGTTACTTGGGTCAACCCAACGGTTGCAGATTTTGATTATATTGAGGTTTACAGCAACACTGTAAATAGTACTGCGACTGCTTCGCGTGTTGCAGTTATTCGCGGCTCAACTTACATTGACTCGCCACTGGGTATAAATGTCACTCGTTACTACTGGGTAAAAGCGGTGGATAGAACTGGCAACACTAGCGGGTTCAGCGCAG